CCGACCGTTCTATGGCGGCTCATGGGCTGGAGGCTCGCACACCTTTTCTGGATAAGCAAGTGGTCGCAACCTGGCTATCCATCGCAACTAAGTACCGCCGCCCAAGTGGTCAGCAAAAGGAGAAATACATTCTACGTAAGGCTATGGAACTTGAAAACTACTTACCCTACGATGTGCTATGGCGTAAGAAGGAAGCTTTCAGCGACGGAGTTTCAGCGACAACAGATAGCTGGTATGTAAGATGCCTAGAACACGCTACAACAGTTGTTCCGTCATTGAATGAGATACAATCCATAACAGCGGACTGGCATAATCCGCCAAAGACGCAGGAGGCCTATTATTACCGACAAATTTTTAATAGTATTTATGGAAACAACCGTGCAACAGTGATTCCGCATATGTGGATGCCGAAGTGGTCGGCAAATACAACCGATCCAAGTGCCCGAACATTAACTGCGTTATATTCTCCATAAAAGGAAGTCAAATAAAAAACATACTCCATTCTAAATATGTCCTGGTTTGCAAAAGGACCCGTATGTCCAATAAAGGTGGATAGAGACGAAGATGGAGAACCGAGTGGGCTTATAGTACCTCATCCGGCTATACGTGGAGGAAAAATAATTGCGGACTCTATTGCGGAACCCATAAAGGCATGTTATGCTCAATTACATAATAAAGGTTTCCCTGAACAAATAAGCACTGACAGTAGTATTGAATTATTTAATAAATTGGCAAATGAGCGTGCAACAATACTAAAAAATACGATTCGTAATGCTGGTATGACAAGAAAAGAGTATGATGATATCCGTGCTATGATTCGTAAGGCATATAAGGAGTCAATCAAACTTGTCAAATCAGTCATTACAGATGAAAAGCGGAAAACTATTGTATGTGATTATATTATTGTATTATATTGGCAGCATATAATGAATATACAAGCTGCATACTTTCCATATGAATCATCTAATGCAGGAAAAGCATATGCTTCAGCAAAGGCAAAAGCAAATAGGAGTAGAATGAATGCCTCAATGGCAGCATCGGCAAATATGCGAGCAAAATGGAGTGCATTATCAGCAGCAACGGCCGCATCGTCTGCATTCAACGCACCTTCTGCACATGGTTCTATTAGTACACCAAGCCCAGTAGGTCGCAACATTGTGCCTGGATCTGCAGCATATTACGGAAATGTCAAAACTCGCAAACACCGTCGCAATACACGCAAACACCGTCGTAATCATACTCGTAAATATTAAATACCATAGTCTTCTTGACAAAACAGTATACGATAACGTATAGTGTTGTGTTTGATTCGGCAATCAAATTTAATCAGAAACAGCAAGAGGACCATATGGCCGCAACACCCGCAAACAGTCTAACCCTGATAAGTAGCGGTTTAGCAGATGCCCGTCTACAAACAACACGAGGGCAACCAGATATTAATCAGTTTGTGAAAGTCCTTAAAAAGACTACACGTTGGTCAGCACAATGGTGCCGTGTAGAGTTTGACGGCTCACCCGAGTTTGGTCAACGTGTAAGTATGACGCTTCCACGTATTGGAGAGTTGGTATCAGGATTTACGCTTGCTGTCACAATGCCTGATATTTATACGACACAACTCAATGCCATAAAAGCCGCTGGCGGTACAAGCTTAGACAATCCAGGCAACTTTCTAGGTCCAGTCTACGGCTGGACAAATAGTCTAGGACACGCACTTGTACAACAAATTCAACTTGAAATTGGAGGTGCCATAGTGGAAACATTTGATAGCCTACAGCTTGAACTGCTTGATGAGTTGTACGAAACAATAGAATCTGCACAATCAAAAAATGCTATGATAAAACGTGCGGCCCATGGCTTCTCTGCCAAAACCTGGCTTACCAAACAGCCGCTACAAGTCTATATTCCCATTCCGTTTTGGTTTAGTCGTCCAAATGTCTATCAGTATGCATTGCCGATTGAAGCCCTAAAACAGGACATGGTACGTATACACGTAACATTCAGACCAATTAGTCAACTCTTTTATACAGACGCTCGTATAGACGCGCGTACACCAGGATATAATTCTGCCATAAATACACCTGGTGGTATGTGGCCTTTACAAAATGGCCAATTCTGGCAAGCCAATCCCAATGCCCCTACAAAAGTATATTCTATGAATATAACTACCCCAATCCAGGGAATTAGTGGAGAACTCATTCCGAATATATCATTCCCTCAACGGTTCACTCCTGTAGATGCCTATGCCTTAATAGAATACATATCCCTTGAAGAATACGAAGCTATGTCATTACGTACAGCAGAACTCACGTATCACGTGGAACAGCATCAGGCCGTCGCACCACAAGCCACACAGGGCCAAACAGAATTTCGCCTGGCCGTGCCCTATAGCAATCCGACAAAGGAACTTATGTGGGTTGTCCAGCGTCCAGAAGCCGCAACGTACAACGCGTGGTTTCTGTTTACTCGTGACTTATCTCCAACATTACCTCCAAATACTCCAGTAAATCCCTGTAGTATTCCCTGGTGGCCTGATGCCTATCTTGTGCCAACCCAGGCAAACAATTGGCAAATACAGCCTGCATTCCAACAGTCGTATTCTGAACCACTCCAAGGTGCTACCTTATTGTATAATGCTTATGACCGGTTTGTCCATGAGGGCGGTTCATTCTTTCGGTCGTTTATTCCTGCTAAGTATTATGTAAAGTCAGCAGTTCATGACCGATATGTATATGCGTATAATTTTGGCCAAAAGGCCGAATTTGGCAAATACGGTCCATCAGGACAAGCCAATTGGGACAAAATCGCACGCAAGGAGTTATTTGTAACTCTCAACAGAGGACGGTGTAATACACCTCCGCCAAACTATACAATTCATATTTATGTTACATTATGGAACGTGTTCAAGGTGTTTGGTGGACGTGGCGGTATGTTGTTCACGAACTAAACAAATATATATTATTTATATATGTTTCAAGCCATATATAAATATAATAAGGATGTTTAAAACCCAAAACGGGTTTTGGATGCGTTAAAATCGTCGTAAATTTCTGTAGCATTCAACAAAGTATTAAATATATGGATATATCCAAGTTTGGCATTCATGGTGAAGAAACCGCCTGAGTAGCCTCCAACATTCACCAATGCATTTGTATTGACATTGGCCACAACAGATGTTTGCAGAACAGTTGTAGGAACACCATTCAAGAAAAAGACAATTCGTCGGTTGACTTGATCATATACATATCCTAAATGTTGCCACGCATTAAGTGTAACTACATTGTCAGGAGTATAACTGTTTCCTCCAGTAGAACCGTTTCCTGCCTCCAATCCTATGTTTAAACTGTCTGGATTCCGTTGCCAGAAATTCCACTGGAATTTGAATCCATTTGTTTGTGTATTTGCCGCAGCATTTGTAAACAATCCACAAATTGTATTTTGTCTTCGAGGATAGACCCAAGCACATACGCTAATTGTATTTCCCAAATTAATCGTTGGGCATGTAATATACGAACCATTAGTTCCATTAAAATCAAGGATTCCGCTATTATCACTAGAATAGACAACACTTCCACGTAGTGTACCTATAAAGGCACCCAAACTTCCTATATTTGTAATGGAGGTTCCACTTCCCGAATAACTGTTAATATTGGAAGGATCGTAATTGATGAGTGGAGCCGACGTGGAAGGATCGACAGAAGATACAGAGAATGTATTGGATGCGTCACTTGTTAGATCGCCACTAATCGCTTTTAGTACAATATCATAAGGTGTTCCATTTGTTAGTCCTGTAATTGTCACTGGGCTTGTACTAATTGCTGGAGAAAATGGAGTAAAGTTGGAACCGCCGTCTGTAGAATACGTATAATTGGTAACGCTACTACTATTTGTGCCTAATGTAAAATAAACATATACAAGCGTGTTTCCTGAGGAAGAAAATACAATGGTTGGTGCTCCAGGAACTGAAGCTGTTGTTACACTTAGCGAGGACGATGCGATACTTGCTCCAATCGTGTTTACGGCCTTTAGCTTAATCGTATAGGATGTATTTGATGAAAGTCCTGTGATTGTAATGGGGCTTAATGCTTGAACTGGGCTAAACGCAGTAAATATTGAACCACCATCAATCGAGTATTCATAATTTGTAATAGGCGAACCACCATCTGTGCCAGGAGTAAAGGAAACAACAATAGACGTAGTAGTTATTGTTGCTGCAGCAAGACTTGTTGGCGGATTTGGAACAGTAGCAGTCGGAGTATTTATTGGTGGGATTACACTATCTATATAACTCTGCTCCTCTGCTGGAGTTGTTTCGAGTGCGCCGCCCTGAACAGATACGTAATATTCATTATCCGCAATGGTACGATAACCTCGTCCACCCTCAAGAACCAACCAGTTCTTAATATTTGCACCCAAAGTAGTTTCTTGTACTACCTTATCCGCAAATAAAACACGCTGTTTTCTCATTTTCGTTGTATCAGATGCGTCGCGTGACATCTCTTTTACTGACAGAAAAATATTTTAATTGTTTTCGGTCAGACTAGTTTATAAATTACCCTCGTCCT